GAGCAAAACAAATGACCAACCTAACCCAACTAGCCCACAAATGGCAGGCTGCCAAGGCAGACGAAAACGCCGCCCGCGACGCCCGCATACTTATTGAACAGGACATCATCGAGCATACCGGAGTCCGCGACGAAGGAGCCAGACGCCACGCCGCAGGCGATTGCAGGATTACCGTCACAGGCCGCATGACCCGCACGCTCGACGCCGACAAGTGGCGCGAGATTGAGCACAGCATCCCCGAAGCGCTGCGGCCGATTAGCTACCAGCCGACACTGGATGTCGGCGGCCTTCGCTACCTGCAGGACAACGAACCGGATGTTTATGCGGCCGTTGCTGATGCCGTGACGGTTAAGCCCGGCAAGCCGGGCGTGTCTGTGGCGCCCATTAAAGGAGCAAAATAATGTCTATCTCACTAGACAGCATCAAACGCAACACCATCAGCCGCGCACCGCTTATTGTAGTGCACGGCCCGCCAGGCGCGGGTAAAACCTACTTCGCCGCGCATGCGCCTAACCCCATTGTGATCCGCGCCGAGGACGGCCTGGGCGCATTGGACGTGGACGCCTTCCCGCCGGCGGAAACCTACCAGGACGTTATCGACGCGCTGGCGTCGCTGTTCGATGACGGCCACGGGTACCAGTCTGTTGTTATCGACAGCCTGTCAGCATTGGAGCCGCTGATCTGGGCACAAGTTGCCCGCGATGCGGGGGTGAAAAACCATGAGGAAATCGGCTATGGCAAGGGCTACATTCTAGCCATGGACTACTGGAATGACGTTATGAGCGCTTGCAAGGCGCTTTCACACAAAGGAATAACGCCAATCCTGATTGCGCATAGCGCAATTGTCCGATATGACGCGCCGGACGCTGACCCATACGACCGGTATCAGATCAAGCTCCACAAGCGGGCGTTCGCGCTCATGGTAGAACAGGCGGACGTGATCGGCTTTGCCAACACGCCGGTACACGTCAAGAAGTCCGAAGAGGCCAAGAACAAGGCCGTCACGAAAGGCAAGCGCCAGTTGCAGGTATCCGAAACCCCAGCCGTCATTGCCAAAAACCGCTACAGCATGCCGGACACAGTGCCGCTTGAATGGGGCGCGTTTGCCGAGCATGTGCCGTTTTACCAGGCCACCGCACCCACCACCGAATAAACACCGCACCACCAACCAAAGGAAAACACCATGAGCAACCTCACAGGATTCAACGCCGCAGACGTCGAGCCGCAAACTGGATTCGATCCCATCCCGGCCGGCTGGTACAACGTCATGATCGTTGACAGCGAAATGAAGGACACCAAGGCAGGTACAGGCAAATACCTGCAACTGCGCCTGGATGTTATCGACGGGGAATACAATAACCGCGTGCTGTTTGAGCGCCTGAACCTGGACAACCCGAACCAGACCGCCGTCGATATCGCACAACGCACGCTGTCCGCCATCTGCCGTGCTGTCGGCGTCATGTCGCCGGAGGACTCCAGCGACCTGCACGACAAGCCGCTACGCGCAAAAGTGGCGATTCGCCCGGCCAAGGGTGACTACGAGGCCAGCAACGATATCAAGGGCTACGAGCCCGCCGACGGAAGCTTGGCGGCCCCGGCTGCCAGTACGCCTGCTGCCAGCCCGGCCGCGGCCGCGCCTGCCAAGAAGCCCTGGGAAAAGTAGGCCGAGTGGTATAGGGCCGGTGAGAGCGGCCCTATTTCTAAAAAAAGCAGGTATATCAAATGACCGACATAACAAAACACCTACCCACCCAAACCGTCCAACGCATCTACGAGTCCTACGTCGCCAATCGTGAGCCGGCCCACCGCATGCACCTTGGCGGCAGCCAGATTGGTCACCACTGTACGCGCTACTTATGGCTGCAATTCCACTGGGCTGGCCATGAAGAACACGACGGCCGCAAGCTGCGGCTATTCGACCATGGCAATCACGAGGAGCCACGCCTGGTGGCAGACTTGCGCGCCACTGGCGCCAAGGTGTATGACGTTGACCCGGCAAGCGGGCGGCAATTCAGTTTCCCCGCATTCGGCGGCCATTTCGGCATCAGCCTGGACGGCTGCACGCAAGGCATCCCGGAATCTAGCGCCTGGCATGTCCTGGAATTCAAGACCGCAAATGACAAATCTTTCGCGGGCACCAAGAAAAAAGGCGTCGAGAAAGACAAGCCGCAGCACTATGTACAGATGCAGATTGGCATGCACTTGTCCGGCATGGAGCGCGCGCTGTACCTGATCGTGAATAAAAATACCGATGATCTATACATGGAGCGCGCGACATATATAAAAAAGACAGCCGAGCGCTACATGGATCGCGCCGAGCGCATAATATTCAGCGAAGACGCCAGCGACACGCAGAAAATCAGCGACGATCCGGCGTGGTATCAGTGCAAAATGTGTCCCATGCACGCGCTATGCCATACAGGGGGTAACGCCGAAGTCAACTGCCGCACCTGCCTGCACAGCACAGCACAGCGTGACGGCACGTGGCACTGCGCCAAGCATGACACGACGCTAGACGAAGCCACGCAGCGCGCGGGGTGCGGCGACCACCTGTACCGGCCGGGGCTGGTAGGGATTGGCAAGGCCGTCGATGCGGGGGATGATTTTGTGGAGTACCAAGCCACCACCACTGCCGGCGGCCGGCCAGGCGCCACATTCCGCAACGGCCCATACGGCCGGCACAGCTACACGTCCCGCGAGATAGAGCACGCCGCCGCGTTGCCGCTGAGTGACGATATGGAAGCGTTGCGCATGGGTATGGGTGCGGAGTTGCAGGAACTTAGCCACGAGCCGGCGGCCACCCATGATTAAACTACGCGATTACCAAGCCGCCGCACTCGCCAGCATCTGGGACTACTGGTGCACCGACAAAGGCAACCCGCTAATCGTGGCGCCCTGCGGCGCCGGCAAGTCGCTGCTTGTCGCCGAACTCACGCGCCAGCTATGCCAAGACTACGCCGCGCGCGTGCTGATACTGACGCACCGCGCCGAGATCCTGGAGCAGAATGAAGCCGAGCTGCGCCGCGTGTGGCCCGAGGCGCCGACAGGTTTTTACAGCGCCAGTGTGGGCCGCAAGGATCGCTACGCCGACGTGTTGTTTGCTGGCATCCAGACGGTGCACCGGCGGATACATGAGCTGGAGCCGTTTGATATTTGCATCATCGATGAGTGCCATTTGCTCCCCCGCAAGACGCAAACCATGTACGGCAAGACTGTGGAGACGCTCAAGCTGATGAACCCGCAGTGCCGATTCGTCGGCTATACCGCCAGCCCGTACCGGCTGGACAGTGGCCGGCTTGACCAAGGCAAGGGCGCGCTATTCGACAAAATCACCTATGACATCGACGTACAAACACTGATTGACAAGGGCTATCTGTGCGAAGTCGTCAGCAAGCGTGGCGCCGACGTGGCCGACACTGACGGCCTGCACAAGCGGTATGGCGAATTTATCAGCGCCGAAGTTTTCGAGGCCATGGACTCCGGCGGCCTGGTGGAGTCCGCCTGTGACGAAATCATAGAGTACGGCCACAACCGCCGTGCGTGGCTAGTGTATGCCACCGGCGTCGAGCATGCCGAGCATATTCAGCGGGCGATGCAAGAGCGCGGTATCGACGCGCGCATCATTACCGGCCAAACGCCCAAGGGCGAGCGTGCCGACACCATCGAGCTATTTCGCGCCGGCGGCCTGCGGTGCCTGATCAATATCGACGTGTTAACGATCGGCTTTAATGCGCCGATCTGCGACCTGTGCGCCTTGCTGTTTGCCACGGCCAGCGTGGCCAAATATGTGCAGGTAGTGGGGCGCATCATGCGCACGCATCCCGGCAAAGACAACGCGCTGCTGCTGGACTATGGGGGGAACGTGGAGCGCCATGGCCCGATAGACCAAATCAACATGACAGCGCCGAAGACACCTGGCGACAAGCCCGGCGATGCCCCGGCGAAGGCGTGTCCATCCTGCTTTTCGGTGGTGCACCTGTCCGCCAAGGCGTGCCCTGACTGTGGCTATGAGTTCCCGGACAACGGGCCCAACCATGAGGCCGAAGCCTATGACGGCGCGGTACTGGCCAGCCAGCGCAAGCCGCAATGGGTGGCAGTGCGTGGGGTTGATTACAAGCGCCACAAGAAGCCCGGCAAACCGGACAGTGTGCGCGTGGAGTACCATTGCGGATTGAAGACGCACAAGGACTGGCTGTGCCCCGAGCACGGCGGCCGAGCCACCCAAATGGCCGCGGCTAAGCTTTCGGCATGGGGCGTGACGTGCCCGCGCACTACCGACGATCTGCTGGCAATGGCGCCTGGCTTGCCGCAGCCTACGTTTATCAGGATAAAGCCGGATGGAAAATATGAGCGAGTCGCAGAACTACATTTTGAAAGCAAAAGCCCGGCAGATGCCGCAACCCGCGCGCCAGCTTAGGTGCTGCGCTACCTGTTTCAATCTGGATGACGAGGGACACTGTGAGATATTCGAAGCCAGCCCGCCGCAAGACTATATCGAGCAAGAAAACGACTGCCCCGAGTACGACGGGTGCGTGCCGTTCTGAGCACGTAGAGCAGCGCGATTTCGTTTCGTGGTGGCGCAAGACGCAGCCAGATCAGATCATCGGCATACCGAACGCCGGCCGCCGCGGCAAGGCGGAGCGCGGCCGGCTGCTACTGGAAGGCATGACGGCCGGCGTCTGGGATCTGTTTTTACCAGCACGCTTTACCTGGATCGAATTCAAGCGCGCGGACGGCGGACGGCTAAGCAAAGAGCAGCGCGCGTTTGGCGAGGCACGGATTGCCGAGGGCTACAAATGCATGGTGGCATGGGGTTGCGCGGACGCGCAGGCGCAGCTTGAGCACGGCATACGAGCGAGCTGGAAAAAGCCTAAGAAAAGCAGTTGACCTTTATATATTTGTATAATATAGTAACTAGACATAAGCACACGGCCCTAGCAAAAGAAGGTAAAA